TTCAGAGCGTGAGGTGCTGTATGGTGGTGCTGCTGGTGGTGGAAAGAGCTATGCCATCTTAGCTGATCCTCTACGCTACATGGGTCATCCACAATTCTCAGGGCTTATTCTTCGTCATACAACAGAAGAGCTACGAGAACTGGTGTGGAAAAGCCAAGAACTATATCCAAAGATTTATCCGGGTATAAAGTGGAGTGAACGTAAGATGAGTTGGGAAGCTCCGTCTGGTGCGCGTCTATGGATGTCTTATCTGGACAGAGATGAAGACGTTATGCGGTATCAGGGCTTGAGCTTTTCTTACATTGCTTTTGATGAATTGACTCAGTGGGCTACTCCTTTTGCCTATGACTATATGCGCTCACGTTTGCGTACAACTGCACCAGATTTACCAGTGTTCTTTAGAAGCACAACCAATCCCGGTGGCGTTGGGCATCAATGGGTGAAGAAGATGTTCATTGACCCAGCACCAGCTAACAAAGCATTCTGGGCTACCAACATTGAGACAGGTGAATCTCTTACGTTTCCTAAAGGACACGCTAGAGAAGGTCAAACATTGTTTAAGCGTAGGTTCATTCCTGCTAAGCTGTCTGATAATCCCTCTTTAGCTGCTTCTGGCGACTATGAAATGATGTTGTTGTCATTGCCAGAACACCAGCGTAAGCAATTGCTTGATGGTAATTGGGACATTGCTGAAGGTGCTGCGTTCTCTGAGTTTAATAGAGCTATTCACGTTGTAGACCCCTTTGACATCCCTAGAGACTGGCCTAGATTCAGAGCTTGTGACTATGGCTACAGTAGTTTTAGTGCGGTGTTATGGTTTGCTGTAGCTCCTGATGATTCAATCGTAGTTTATCGTGAGTTGTATGTGAGCAAAATGATTCCTGAAGATTTAGCTAATGCAGTGCTACAACTAGAAGCTAATGAAACTATTAGATATGGGGTGTTGGACAGCTCATGCTGGCATCGTCGTGGTGAAGGCCCATCTATTGCAGAGAAGATGATTATGAAGGGATGCCGTTGGCGTCCTGCTGATCGTAGTGCTGGTAGTAGGGTTGCTGGAAAGATGGAAGTACATAGACGCTTGCAAATTGATCCAATAACAGAGCAGCCTCGTGTTGTTTTCTTTAACAACTGTACTCACATCATTAGTGATTTGCCTACACTTCCATTAGATAAAACAAATAGTGAAGACATTAATACTAAAGTTTCAAACGATCATGCATATGATGCATTGAGATATGGATTAATGAGTAGACCACGCAGTGCATTATTTGACTATAATCCATTAACGCAAAGATCAGGTATGAAAGTGGCTGACTCCACCTTCGGTTATTAACAGGAATAAATATGGCAACTAAACAATATATGGAATCTCAGACTCTTGCTTTAGACGATGTTAAAAACATTGATGAAGAAGGTTTCTCTGGTGGTGGACTCATCTCTTTCATTCAAGAAAGATATACACGTTCTGAAGAGAGTCGTCGTTCTGACGAAACTCGTTGGCTCCGTGCTTATAGAAACTATCGTGGTTTGTATGGCCCTGATGTTAGATTCACTGAGACAGAGAAGAGTCGAGTATTTATTAAAGTTACTAAGACTAAAACATTAGCTGCTTATGGTCAGATTACAGATGTATTATTTTCTAATAATAAGTTTCCATTGAGTATTGACCCATCAGTATTGCCCGATGGTGTACTTGCTGATGTGTCGTTTGATCCAAAAGATGCTTCTCCAAAGGAATCAAAAACTAAGCGTTCACTAGTTTATGGTGAAGCATCAAAGAATATTAATAAAGATTACACACTAGACACCATTGAGGAAATGCTAGGTGAGATGGCTGCTGATCTTAAAGACGTTAAAGGTTTGCAAGAAGGTGTTGGTAAGTCACCAAGCTCTATCACGTTTAGCCCTGCAATGATAGCTGCTAAGAAGATGGAGAAGAAGATTCATGACCAGCTAGACGAAAGCAATGCCAATAAACATCTCCGTTCCACTGCCTTTGAAATGGCATTGTTCGGTACAGGTGTGATGAAAGGCCCATTCGCTACTAATAAAGAATATCCACATTGGGATGACGATGGTAAATACAATCCATTAATTAAAACAGTTCCTGAAGCATCTCATGTTTCCATTTGGAACTTCTATTGGGATAGTGACGCTACCAACACTGATGACTGTCAGTATGTTATTGAGCGTCACAAGCTTAGCAAGACACAACTGCGTGCTCTTAAACGGCGTCCATACTTCAGAGCTAATGTAATTGATCAGCTTGTTGAACAAGGTGAAGGCTACATTAAGAAGTATTGGGAAGATGACTTGAAAGACTTTGCACCTAGCTTTGGTGTTGAACGCTTTGAAGTGCTGGAGTATTGGGGTAATATTGACGTTGATATGCTCATTGATAATGACATTGAGATTCCAACAGAGTTTGAAGATGCTGGAGAACTGCAAGCAAACATCTGGTATTGCAATGGTAAGATTATTCGATTGGTACTCAATCCATTTAAACCATCTAAGATTCCATACTACGCTGTTCCATACGAACTAAATCCATACTCACTGGCTGGTGTTGGTATTGCTGAGAACATGGACGACACACAAACTCTCATGAATGGTTTCATGCGTATGGCTGTGGACAATGCTGTGTTGTCTGGTAATCTAGTATTTGAAATTGATGAAACCAATCTTGTACCCGGTCAAGATTTCTCTGTCTATCCCGGTAAAGTGTTTCGTCGTCAAGGTGGTGCTCCCGGTCAAAGCTTGTTCGGTACTAAGTTTCCAAACGTAGCTGCTGAGAACTTGCAACTGTTTGACAAAGCTCGTCAGCTTTCTGATGAGAGCACAGGCTTGCCTTCATTTGCTCATGGACAAACTGGTGTATCTGGTGTTGGTAGAACAGCATCAGGTATTAGTATGTTGATGAATGCTGCCTCTGGTGGCATTAAGACAGTGATTAAGAACGTTGATGATTATTTGTTAGCTCCACTTGGTAAAGCTTTCTTTAACTTCAATATGCAATTTGATTACGACCCTGAGATTAAGGGAGACTTGGAAGTCAATGCACGAGGCACTGAAAGTTTGATGGCTACAGAAGTTCGCAGTCAGCGCCTGATGCAGTTCCTTCAGATTGCAAGCAGTCCAGCACTTGCACCGTTTGCTAAGTTCCCTTACATCATTCGTGAAATTGCCAAGAGTATGGAACTTGACCCAGACAAGGTAACTAACAACATGGACGAGGCAATGCGTCAGGCTTATTTGCTGCAACAGAACGCACCCCCTGCTGCTGCTGGTGCTCCTGCACAAGGCGTTGGTGGCCCGCCTGCTGTAAGTGACACTGCTGGTACTGGTGGTGGAAACATTGGCATTGGACAAGCTCCTGTTCCCGGTGAGCAAGGCTTTAGTGCAGCACCTCCACAAGTATGAACAAACAATATCTTTCCAAACTAAAGCAGCTTGCTAACAATGAACTTCAATGGAATGCTTTCCTTGAAATGCTGGAGCACAACATTGTTCAGCATCAGCGTAAGCTGGAGCAATCTGTAGATATGACTGATGTCTTTAAAGCACAAGGTGCTATTGCTGCATTGCGTCAGCTTAAATATTTAAAGGATGAAATAAATGTACAAAGAGCAGACTGATAAGATGCTTGCTGACGGTGGTGTCATGCAGCAAGGTGGTACTAAAGATGAGGCCAGTGGTAACGATGTTCCTGTTGGTTCTTTGAAAGAAGAAGTAAGAGATGACGTAGATGCCAAGCTTAGTGTTGGTGAGTTTGTTGTACCAGCAGACGTTGTTCGTTACATTGGTTTAGAAAACCTAATGAAGATGCGTGACAAAGCTAAAGCTGGTTTGCAGAAGATGTCAGACATAGGTCAAATGGGTAATGCTGAAGAAGCTAAAACACCTGAAGAAGATGTTACAGAGTTTTCATCTGCTGTGGATGATGTGATGGGTGAGGAAGAAGCTGATGTGAAGATGGCTGCTGGTGGTTATGTTCAACCTGAGAATGCTAAGACATATGCAGGCGCTCCATTAAAAGGCTTTGAAATGGTGTCATTGGTTAATGATGCTGGTAATGTTATTTACATTCCATATGTGAATGGTAAGCCTCAGTTGTCTATTCCTTCTGGATATAAAGTTAAGACAGGTGCTGTAGATACAACGGCTGCTGCTGTAGCTCCTGTCACCGGAACACCTTCTACTGGTGGTATGACAACTACTCCTACTGAGGGTGGTGGTGGTGAGGGTACAAGTGGTGATAATGCTCCTGCTGGGCTTAGTGGTGTTGTAGGTTCATCTGTATCTCCTAGTGCTGTTGGTATGGTTGGTTCTGTTATTGGTGGCCCTATTGGTCTAGGTTTAAATCTTGGAAAAAGTGTAGTTGCTGACGCCTTAACTGCTTCCATTGCATCACAGAATCAAGCAACCGTAGCTGCTCAAATGGGACTCACTCCTTCTGAAGCTGCCACAACGGTAGGACAAGCTGCTGTTTCCTCTGCTATTGATAGCACTCCTAATATGGGTGAAGACGTAGGAACTACAGCAACTACTGGCCCTGCTGGTACAGGCTCTGCTGCTGTTGCTGCTGCTTCAGCGGCTGCTGACGCTGCTGCTGCTAATGGTATGTCTGCTGCTGCGATTGGTGCTGCATCACAAGCTGCTGCTGACGCTGCTCTTGGTGGTGCTAGTCCTTCTGCTGCTGCTACGGCTGGTGGTGCTGCGGCTGCTGCTGCTCAAGGTATTGCTGATGGCGTTGCTGCTAACAATGCTGCTATTGGTGCTACTGGCGATGTTAGTGGTGGTGGAGGTGGTCTTGGTACGGGTACAGGAAGTGGCATTGGTGGTGGAGATACTGGTGGTGTTGGCCCCGGTGATGGCACTACAGGTCTTGCTTAAATAACTCTATAATAATCAGAATGTATTACTAGAGATGGGCTAGTAAACATATTAATAATAAACCCATCATTACTGGCTACCTATCTCCCCAACTTCGTTGGCTACGGATGCCCCAACTTT